TGATCCGCAAGAAATGAAACCGGTTTTACAGGGCGTCTCGCACTCCTGGTTCTCGGGACCATCGGCGCCTTCATCCGGTTACATGCCCGGACACAGCCGGAATCTCGACCCTGTAAAAGCCGGTTTGGAAATTGAAGTTTAGCACCCCCGAAGGGGTTGTCAAGTGCAGATCAGGCTGGGGATACAAGACGAAGATCTCACGCGGGGCTTGCGGGCCTACCAGTCGCGGTTTGGGGATATGAGACCGGTGACGGCCCGCATCGGCCAGATCGTGAGGACATCCGCGGTCCGGAACTTCGAGCGCGGCGGCCGGCCCATGAAATGGAAGCCGTCGCTGAGGGTGCTCCGCAAGGGCGGGAAGACGCTCGTCCTTTCGCACCGGCTGATGAATTCGATCACGGCGAAGGCATACAGGGACCGCGCGGAGATCGGCACGAATCTCCCCTACGCGGCGATCCAACAGCTCGGCGGGACGATCAAGCACGCCGCTCGTAGCGAGACGTTTCTCCGGAAGCGGTACGTCCGGGGAGAGAAAAAGGGCAGCTTCAAGAGGGGTACGGCGGCGGGACGCGGCTTCACGTTCGGAGCCTACGAGACGAAGATCCCCGCCCGCGAGTATCTCCTTGTCCAGGACGAGGACTGGACGGAGATCCGCTCGGCGGTCCTGGATTACATCAACGGGAGGATGGGCACATGAGGACGATACGCCTGATTTTGAAAGAGATCGCCGGGGCGCCCGACGAGTTCCAGTTGCTGCCGGATGGCACGATCGAGATCGAGGGAGACGATCCGGCCTACATGGACGAGGCGGCTGCCTCCCTGGTGATCGCGGCCTTCAAATCCCACGGCAACGACATGGTGATCGATTACGAGCACCAGACCCTCGCCGATGGCCAGGCGCCTGCGGCCGGGTGGATCCGCGACCTCGTCTGGAAAGGGAAGCAGGGCCTCTGGGCGGCGAAGACCGAGTGGACAAAGAGGGCGAAGGAATACCTGGAAAACAGGGAATACCGGTTCTTCTCGCCGGTGATGCTGGTTAGCCCCAAGGACGGGCGGGTGATGCGGATGCTCAATATCGCTCTCACCAACAGCCCGAGGATCAAACATTTGCAGCCTATCGTGGCCAAGTGGGACGCGATGGAAACATCAAGGGAAAAGGAGGTCGTCATGATCGGAAAACTGCGAAAGATGTTGGGCCTGGCGGATGACGCCGGGGAAGACAAGGTCCTGGAGGCGGTGACGCTTTCCATCAACAAGGGGGCGACGGTCGTCGCCTGCAAGGAGGTCCTCGACGCCCTGGGCGCGAAACCGGAATCGGCCAAGGACGAGGTCGTCCGGATCGTCTCCTCGCTCAAGGGCGGTACCGTCGTCGCCTGCAAGGAGGTCCTCGACGCCCTGGGCGCGAAAGCGGACGCCGGAAAGGAAGACGTGCTTCGGATCGTCGCATCCCTCAAGGCACCGGGCAACGCGGCGGTGGAGCTGGGCAAGCAGGTGACGGAACTGACCGCCCGGCTCAGCAAAATGGAGCAGGATGATCTCATTACGCTGGCCCTGAAGGAGGGCAAGACGAGCCCTGACGAGCTGGAAAAATGGGGCCGGGCCCTCGCCAAGGATGCACCGGAACAGTTCAAACTGATCGTCCTGTCCCGTCCGGCGGGCAGCGTGATCCCCCTGTCGGAGATCGTTGTCGCGAAGGACCTGCCCGGGGCTGTTTCCAGCGACGTCCAGCAGCAGGTGAACCGGATGATGGGCATCGACGATGCGACCTTCAAAAAATACAACAAGTAACCGACGCGCCGGCGTCCCCGCCCGGGCGGGAGACCGGAATGAGGAGGAGACAATGAAAAGATTTATCGACGGAATTTTCGGAAGCACGAGGATGCTCTTTACCATCGCGGTCCTTTGCCTGTTCGCGCTGGTTTCAGAAGTCTTTGGCTGGGAGGAAGGCGCGCCGGTCGTCTTTTTCGGCGTCCTGGCGGCCGACAAGGCGCTGGAATACACCGATGGCGTGGAACTTTCCTTCCCCGTTATCAACGCGGACATCATCTACGCGGGAAGCTGGGTGTGCGTCAACGCCAATGGATATGCCCTGCCGGGCTCGGATACCGCGGGCCTCATCTTCGAGGGCATCGCGCTCGAGAGGGTGGACAATTCCGCCGGGGACGCCGGCGCCAAAAGCGTCACGCTCCGGAGGCGCGGCCTCATCAAGGCCACTCTGGCGACGGCGATTACCCAGGCCAACGTCGGAGACAACGTCTTCCTGGTGGACGACGAATCGGTCGACATCGCCGCCAACACCACCAACGACATCTTCTGCGGGATCATCGCCGAGTACATCGATTCGACGCACGCGATGATCGACATCGAGCCGGCGATCCGTCAGGCGGACGTGGCAACCCACATCCAGGACGCGACCGCCGCGCATGCGGCCTCGGCGATTTCCGTCGCGGACGCCGGAAGCTTCACCGCCCAGACCGAGGTGGAAGCCGCCCTCCAGGAGATCTACCAGCATCTGAAGAGCGCCAAGGGGATCATCCCGGTTCCCATGCCGGTGATCACGGACGCAGGCGTCGCGCTGGCGGCGTTCGCCGATGGCGACAGCACGACTCCTGGCTACTGCGTCACGGCCAAGGGGCTGGGCATCAGGTGGAACAACCACGCGACGCCCGGCGCGGTCGGAACCAAAGTGATGGTGCCGCCGGACATGGATGTCACGGCCAACGCGGTCTTGCATATCCTGGCGGCGAAGACGGGGGCGACCGAGGCTGACGCTGTGAAGTTCACCGTCGTCGCATACAACAACGTCAAGGACGCGGCCTACGACGCGGATGCCGATTTCGGCGGCGATACGAGCGCAATGGTCGGGGACGACACGGCGAAGCATGTCCAGGAGGTCACCCTGACCCTGGCCCTTGCGAATCTCGCGGCCTACCCGGCGGCGATCGAGCTGACCATCAAGCCGAAGGCCGGGACGCTGGGCGCGGACGACGTCATCATGCTGCTCGCCTGGATCGAGTACAAAAAGAAGCTGCTGACTGCATAACGCGGTAACGAACGCGGGGCGGTGAGGAACCGGTCGCCCGCGCAAATGAACCCATAGCGAAAGGACAAGGAGGAAAGAACTATGATCGTGAATAGAGCAACCATCGCGGCGGTCTTCGTCACTCTGAAGACCACGTTTATGAACGCTTTCGACGGCGCGCCCAGCCAGTGGGAGATGACGGCGATGAAGGTGCCGTCCGGCAGCAGCCAGAACGATTACGCCTGGCTCAGCACCTTCCCGAAAATGCGGAAGTGGATCGGCGACAAGGTCATCAAGGCGCTGTCCGCCTTCAAGTATACCGTCGTGAACAACGATTGGGAAGCCACCGTCGAGGTCGACCGCAATGACATCGAAGACGAAAACCTCGGCATCTACGCCCCCCAGGCGCAGATGGCCGGCTTCTCCGCCCGGCAGCTTCCCGACGAGATCGTGTCCGACCTGAAGAACAACGGGTTCACCAACGCCTGCTACGACGGCCAGTATTTCTACGATGACGACCACAGCGTGGCGGGTGCGAGCGTTTCCAATGTGGGCACGGCGGCGCTGTCCGCCGCAACGGCCGCGGCGGCTGCCGCTTCCTACGGCGCAGCGCGGACGGCCATCATGTCCGTCAAGGACGACGAGGGGCGTCCCCTGGGTCTCGTTCCCGACGTCCTGGAAGTGCCGCCCGCCCTGGAGATCACTGGCAAGTGCCTGGTGGAAATGGAGCGGCTGACGGACGATTCCCCGAACCCCTACAAGGGGACGGCGAAACTGGTCGTCAATCCGCGTCTCACCAGCACCACGGCCTGGTTCCTCCATTGCACCTCGATGCCGATCAAGCCGTTCGTGTACCAGGAACGGAAGGCGCCGGTCTTCGTGGAGCAGACGGACCCGCAGGCGGACGACGTGTTCAACCGCAAGAAGTTCAAGTTCGGAGCGGAAGCGCGCGCTGCCGGCGGCTATGCCTTCTGGCAGATGAGCTACGGCAGCACCGGCTTGGGTTGATCGATCTGAAGGAGGGGGCGGGGTTTCCGATACGACCCCGCCCCTCTCACTGAATGTCCGAAAGGAGCTTATGCCATGATTCGAATCAAGAGCAAGAGGGCCGGATTCCGGCGCTGCGGGATCGCCCATTCGGCTGAGTTCGTCGAATATCCGGACGATCGCTTCTCGGCGAAGGAGCTGGCCGTCCTCAAGGCGGAGCCGATGCTGATCGTAGAGATCAGGAAGCCGGCGGAGGGTAAGTCCGGAGACATCGACGCCATGACCGTGGAGCAACTGAAGGCCGAGATCGCGAAGTATCAGCCGATCGAGTCTCTCAAGGGCATCAAGAAGACCGAGCTGGTCGAGATGCTGAAGGCGCATCGCGAGGCCTCCGGCAACAAGGAGTAAGGCATGTCCTACTGCACCCAGGACGATCTGCTCGAGCAGATCTCCGAAGCGGAACTGATCGAGCTGACGGACGACGCCGGATCCGGCGAGGTGGACGCCGACGTCGTGACGAGGGCGATCGCGGACGCCGACGCAACGATCGATGCGCACTGCCAGGGCCGGTACAGCGTGCCGCTGTCCCCCGTGCCGGCCATGATCCGCGCCGTCAGCGTCGATATGGCCATCTACAACCTCCTCTCCCGGAAGAACGAGGAAGTCCCGAAGTCCAGGGACGACCGCAACCGCAACGCCATCCGCTTCCTCGAGCGCGTCGCGGACGGAAAGATCCAGCTCGGCGCATCGACGCCGGCGCAGGCGAACACGGAACATTCCGTGAGCATCGACTCCGGCAGCCGGATCTTCACCAGGGACAAGATGAGAGGGTACTGACATGTATTCCATCGAGGACATCGAAGACGCCATTGTGCAGGCCCTGGCCGCATCGGACCTGGAGGACACGTGCGGGACCATCGATCATTTCTCCGGCTCGATCGACGACCTGGTGGAGGAGATGAAAAAGAAGCCCGCGCAGAAGCCGGCGGTCTTCGTCCTCTACACGGGCTCCATGTTTCATCAGCCGGCAAACCGCTCCTACGACGACGAGCAGAACTATTCCGTCATCGCCATTGTCCGGGATCATCGGGGGGGCGACGCCCGGCGAAGCGGGATCTACGCCGTCCTGGAAATCGTCAAGGCCACCCTGATCGACAATGATCTTGGCATGGACATCGAACCGCTCGAACCCCTGGGATCGAGCTGGTGGAAATCGCGGAGCGCGTCAGCATCTACGCCTTCTCCTGCAAGACGCGCTTCTCCCTCGGATGAGAAAGGAAAGAACCTATGAGCTACACCCTGAAGAAAAGATCGGAATCGTTCACGGTGGTGGACGGGCCCCTGGCGAACCGCACCTACCGGCACGGGGTGATCTACGAAGAGATCCCCAAAAGCGAAGCGGCCAGGTTCGACAAAGTCGCACCCGCGGAGCCGGCTCCGGAGAAGGACAAAACCGGCCGAAAAAACGCCGAGATTAACGCCAGGAAGGAGGACGCGAAATGACACGCTCCTACATGGCCACCCACGATCTGACCGCCGTATCGGCCAACCTCAAGGAAACGGCGATCAACACGGAACAGACCCTCGACACGACCATGCTCTGCGCGATCGGGGACGTCATCAATCTGGAGCCCCGCCGCGAGAGCAACGAAAACGAGGCGACGGGCAAGGAAGAGCCGGACAGCGTCTACGACCTGGGCTCGGTCGCCGGCATGTCGATGAACTTCGAGAAGGCTCAGCCGCAGCACTTCGCATTCCTCGCGGCTTTCGGCCTGGGATCCGTCGCAACGGCGGCGGCAGGCGACGGCTACAAGCACACCATCTCGCCGATCGACGGCGACCTGGACGAGGACCGTTCCCTGCCTTCCTTCTCGGCCGCGCAGCGCTACGGGAAGACGGTTCTCAAACGGCTCTTCGCGAGCTGTTTCGTCGACTCCCTGACGGCGACCTTCGCCAGCGATTCCTGGTGCAAGATCGCCGCCTCCATCAAGGCCACGGGCAAGGTGACCAACAACGTCACGGAGGAGACGGTCAGCGCGGCGAAGAACGCGGCATCCCTCACCCTGGCCGCCAACGGCGTGGAGGGATCCACCGCAGCCCTCAGGCTGCAGAACGTCCAGCGGATCCGCGTGGAACTGGCGTCCGGCGTCTGGACGGAAGTCGCCTACTCGGCTGTGTCGGCCGCCACGCCCGCGGTCATCACCATCACCCCGCCCGGCGCGACGGCGGATGCGGTCAACTACAAGATCCTCTACATCCCCGCGGAGTCCGGCTGGATGACGTTCCCCGCGCGGGTGAACGAGACGCCCCTGCGCGTCGCCCAGATGACGCTGAAGGTGGGAGGCGCGTGGAACGGCTCGGCATTCGCCGGAGGCAGGGAGCTGCAGGCGGAACTCAAGACCCTCGAATGGAGCCTGAACAACAACCTGGATGTCCGGTTCGTGCCGGGCGCCGGCGGAGCCTACGCCTCGCGGGCGATCCGGGCGGGCAGGATGCAGAAGATCAAACTGGACCGCGAGTTCCGGGAATACATTCTCCAGCAGCACATCGACGACAACGACACCCTGGGCCTCTACGTCCTCGCCGAGGGGGCGCTGTACGACGACACGTACAAGTACCAGGTCGAAATCATCTTTCCAAAGGTGGCGGTCCTCTCCTCTCCGATCAGCGTGGACGGGAAACGTCTCGCCGAGGCGGGAGACCTGCAGGTCCTCGAGGACGACACCTACGGATCCGTGATCGTCATCGTCCAGAACCTCCAGGCGACCTACGCCGCGTAACCAAAACACGGGGGCGGCTCCGGCCGCCCCCACACCACCATCTGTGAAAGGAGCATGAAATGCCCAGACTCTTGAGCGACAGGCCCTGCGAGGTGACCTTTCAGGACCGGATATCCCGTTCGAAGATCACGGTCCAATACCGTCTCCCCACGGAAGAGGAGCGGATGACGTACGCCAACTCCCTGGTGAAGCGCGTGAAAGGCAAGATCGAAAGCAACGTCGGCCCGGCAAGGATCAAGGCCGGGGCGGCGATTATCCTCGGATTCGCGGACGGCGCCTTCGAGACGGACAAGGGGCCCCTGTCGTCCGATCCGAAGTCGCCGCATTACGACCCGGACTGGAAGGCTTTTGTCCGGAAATACGCGCCGGACGTGCTGGTAATGCTGGCGCTTCACGCCTTCGAGACCTCCCTGGTCCTGGATGAACCGAATCCGGATGACGGCGAGGACGGCAAGGAGAAGGACGAAGACCCTTCGTAGCCGACCTCGAGGCGCTCCGCCACGGACTCTGCAGTGCCAGGGAAGAGCGGAAGTGCCGGGAAGAGGTCGGGGATGACCTGCTCGAATGGACATGCGGGCAGTGCGAGAAAAAGCGATCGAGAAATCTGCATGAGTACACGGTCAAAATCTTGCGGATCAGGCACCTCCGAAATGCCGGATATAAGTTCCGGCCCAACGATTTGACTCTCGAGGAATGGAAAGACCTGGGCAGCCTGGAGGAAGTGATGAAGGAAAGATCGGACAAGAGGCTGCGGGACATGATCCTGGAAGGGATCTGCAGGGCGATAGGATCGGGACGCTGACATGGCCAACAAGAACACCATATCCATTGAACTGGTGGTCGACGATAAGGGAACCGTCGTCATCAAACAGTTCGGCCAGAGCACCGAGCAGACGCTGAGGCGGGCGGAATCGGCCTCCAGCCAGGCGGCGGACTCGATGTCCTCGCACTGGCGATCTGTGGCGACCACGCTCGGCGGGGTCTATACGGCCTACAAGGTGGCCGACTTCGCCAAGGACTCCGCTCTGATGGCCGCCCGCTACGAAACGCTCGGCGTCGTCATGGGCGTCGTCGGCAACAACGCCGGCTACACCTACGCCCAGATGGATCAATTCTCCCGGTCCCTCCAGGCAAATGGGATCTCCATGATCGAGTCCCGGCAGTCCCTCACCCGGATGGCCCAGGCCCAGCTCGACCTGACGAAATCCAGCGAGCTGGCCAGGGTGGCGCAGGACGCGGCCGTCATCGGCAACATCAACTCCTCCGAGGCATTCGAGCGGATGATCGTCGGCATCCAGACCGGCCAGACGGAAATCCTTCGGACGATCGGCATCAACGTCAACTTCGAGGAGAGCTACAAAAAGCTCGCGAAGCAACTGGGGCGCAGCGTCGAGTCCCTGACCGAGGCGGAAAAGGCGGCGGCCCGCATGGGCGCGACGATGGACGCCGGGAAGCGGATCGCCGGGACCTACGAAGCCGCCATGATGACGGCGGGCAAGCAGCTCACCTCCTTCGCGCGTTACGTGGACGACTACAAGGTGCTGATGGGGCAAGCCTTCGGCCCTGCGACGTCGATCCTGGTCAGCGGCGCCACAGACGCGATGAAGCGCATGCAGGAGGAGATTGCCAAGCCGGATGCGCAGAAGGCATTGCGGGATCTCTCCGTCGAGATGGCTAAGGTCATTACGCAGCTCGGTGAGGGCCTGCCCGGCGCGATCGGGAAAACGACCTCCGCAATCAGCGGGCTGACCAAAATCTACAATGCCCTGCCCAGTGAGATTGTCGGCGGAGCTGGCGTTGGAATTTTGGGCCGGATACTTTTCGGGTCCACGCCGGTGGCGAGAGCACTTGCGGCCGCGTATATGGCGGCAAGCGTACTGGAGAAGGTAGGCAAGAGCCAGGAAATGGATTTTGTTGGCACGGTTACGACTGTCGCCAAGACCATGATCGCGGCTCCGTTTATGGAGAAGCCGGAGCACTCACCGGCTTGGTATAGTTCCCTTGCCCTCGATGAGTTTAGTACGCCAGGTATCAGCCAGGCACATCAGGACAACATTAAGGCCATAGAAGACGCGAGGAAGCGGACTGAGGAGGCTGCGAAGGCAGCAACCGAGGCAAACGCCAAGGCGACGCAATCCGTTGTGGAAGCCACGCGGAAGGCCGCCTATGAGATCGATGCGATCGGGCTCGGACAGTACGACAAGGACATCGCCCGCATAAATGCCAAGGCTGACAAGTACACGAAAGCCGGCGCCGACAAGGTCAAGGTGGCCGAATTCGTGTCCGTCGAGACTGCCGTGGCAAAGGCAAAAGAGGACCAGCGGGTGAAGGAGTACGAGGACAAGGCATGGGAACGCTTTCGCGATCTGCGAGCGAAGGAGGCACAGGAGGCCGCCAAGGGCGCGGAGGAATACCGGCAGATCGTCGCCGCGGAGTACGAATTCGGCACGACCGAGCATGAACAGGCCGTCAATGCAATCCGGGCGAAGGAGCAGGAGAAGTTCGAAAAACTGGACGACCTGTATTTCCGAGGATACATCTCCTACGCTGAATACGAGGACGCCCGGGCACGGATATCGGCGAACACCAAGGCGAAGATCCTTGCCGCAAACGAAAAAACCTCCATCGAACGCCTCAAGGTCGAACGGGATCTCTACACGGATATCCGGGGTTACGAACAGGACTACTACGACGCATCCGTAAAGTTGCTGCAGGACCAGGCGGAGCAGTATCGGAAACAGGGTGTGGCCAAAAACGCCGTTGACGTCTGGCTTACCGAGGAGATGGCTAAGCTGGATCTCCGGCGCCTCAAAAATTCCAAAAATTTTGTAGACGGCGTCAATGCTGGATTCATGGAGATGCAGCGGAATGCCATGACCTTTGGCAAGGCCGGTTATGACATCTTCAAAACCTTTTCCACGTCATCACAGGCTGCGATGTCGACGATCCTGTTCGACTCGATCAAAAAGGGGTCGTTTGATGCCGGAGCGGTTTGGGAAACCTTCACGGACTCCATGTTAAAACGGTTCACGGACACCATGTCTCAAATGGTGTTTGAGGCCGCGGCGCACGACGTCGCCATGATGTTCAAGGCATCGTGGACGCAAGATTCCAGCGCTATCCTGGGGCTCATCAATAAGGGCTGGGACCTGCTGAGCGGGATGGGTGGAAGCGGTGAAGGGCAGCTTATTAATGATACTGGCCTTGGCAATCTCGATCCATCTTTGATGGTGGCCTCCGGGGGCAGAATCGACTACCGAGACGGCGGGAAGGTGGCTGGAATTGCCCCTTATCCGGGAGATCATCCGGGAAACGATAAAATCCCCGCATGGTTGAGCGCCGACGAGGTTGTCATTCGCCGCGGTGCCGTGAATCCCGATACCGCAGAGATCCTTGACTACATCAACCGCTTTGGACAACCGCCCGAGTACGCCTTCGGCGGCCGGGTCATGAACCAAGTGACGGACACGCCGGGACGTGGATATTTCGGATTCGGCGACATCGTAAGCAGCCTGACCGGCGGCTTCACTGACTTCGTCGGGCTGACAAACTCCAGCCTCCCGACATTGGGAGCCTATCTGAAAGCGGGGAACTTCAGCAGCGTCGAAGAGCTGATTGCCAGGATCGCCGATCCGTCCGGAATCGTGCGAGGCGGAACGCGCGATCTTGGGGCAAGAATGCCGGAATGGATGATCGATATCGCCCAGGCGGCGGGTCCGATCATCGGGATGATATGGGGGCCGGGAGGGGCTGCTGCGGGATCGGACATCGCCTCGGAGCTGGCGGCCGGTTATTACGGAGGTGACGTCAACGAGCGCGAGCATTTCATCAGGGCGGGCATGGCCGCCGTGCTGACGTACATCGCACAGGGCAAGAGCGGCGCGGGATGGAAAGCCGGGAGCGCGGAGGTCGGATATACCGGGGCAACGGTGAGCGACACCGCGATGTCGGCGGCGAAGAAATACGCATCGAATTGGGCTCTCGGCGAAGTGGCGCAAACCATGTTCGGCACCCCGGGAATGAGGGGCAGTATATCGTTCGAGGGCGCATACGGCGATCTGTCCTGGTTGGGCGATTCCATGTACCGGATCGCCCCGAAGGCGGAGCCATTCGCTTTCTCTGCCCGCGACGGCCTGGACTACGTGCCCTACGACGGATTCCTAGCGGAACTGCATAAGGCGGAACGTGTGCAGACGGCGCCGGAGGCGGAGGCGACGCGCAGGGGCAGCCGAGATGGAAAACTCAGCGGCGACCGGAACATCGAAACCATCCTCTATCAGATCGCCAAGAACACACAAAAGGCTGCGCATATCCTGAGCCGCTTCGATGACGACGGCTTGCCGGAAACCCGGGTGCTGGCATAATGAAGATCATACGTCCCATCACGATTACGGATGCCATGCTGACGGACACGAACGTCGCGGAGAATGACTATTCCGCATACAATCCGGCAACGACCTATGTCGGAGGCAACCGCGTCATCGTGGCGGCCCAGCACAAAATTTACGAATCGCTGCCGAGTTCCGGAATCGAACTCCTGACCCTGGACGTGGCCCCTTCCGTGCCCTGGCTTCCCGGCTGGACGATCACCGGGCAGACCAGCGGTGCGACGTGCGTGGTGGCGCAATACCTGACCGGGACAACCTATTACGTCAAGAGCCGCTCCGGCGCCTTCACGCTTGGCGAGATTATCGGAGTGACCGGGACCGCCGTGCTCCTGGCGGATCAGGGAGCGGCACATCCGACGTTTGCGGCCCAGGCGAACGTTGGGCACGATCCCGTAACGGACTGCGCCCTGGATACGCCGCTCTGGTGGAAGGAAGTCGGGTCGACGAATCGATGGAAGGCGTTCGACCAGAGAGTCGGATCCCGGACCTCGCAAGCCGATTCCATCACGTTCCAGATCACGCCGGGGCAGGTATTCGACGCGATAGCATTCCTCAACCTGGAAGCCACGCAGATCCAGATCGTCATCACCGATCCCGCGGCCGGCGAAGTTTACAACGAGACGATCAGCCTGGTCTCCAGCGCCGTCGCGGGACCGGACGCGGTTTACGACTGGTACTCGTATTTCTTCAGCTCCTATTTCTGGATTGCCGACGTCGCAAAATTCGATATCACGCCGTACCTCAACGCCGTCGTGGATATCACCATCACCTACTCGGACTCCACCGCGCAGGTCGGCGGGATCGTATTGGGAATTCAGGCCAACGTGGGAGCGACTCTTTACAGCCCGTCGATCGGCATCCATGACTACTCCATCAAGCAGGTCGATGAGTACGGGGTCTATTCCGTCGAAGAGCGGGCGTTTTCCAAGCGGCTGACCTTCGACCTGAGGATCCGGAACACCTGGTTGGACAACATCCAGTCGTTACTGGCCGCGATCCGCGCGACACCCGTCGTCTGGGTCGGAGTCGAGAGCTATTCATCGCTGATCGCGTACGGGTATTACAAGGATTTTCAGATCGTCGTTCCCTACCATCTCTACAGCCTGTGCAGCATGGAGATTGAAGGACTCACATAAGGAGGGCACAATTCATGGCCGATCCCATTACCACCTTACCAACCCCGCCGAGTCGCCAGTCGCCGTCCGATTTCTCGGCGAAAGCCGATGCGCTTCTTGGAGCATTGCCGACGTTCGTATCGGAGGTAAATGCGGTTGCGGTGGCGATGAACCTCAACGCGACATCTGCGACCAGTGTGACGGAACTCACCATCGGTACCGGATCTCAGTCGCTCACGGTCGACGCAGCAAAAAGCTTCCTGCCGGGCATGAGCGTGAAGATCGCCCGTACCGCAGCCCCCTCCAACTGGATGCACGGAGATGTGACGAGCTACAACAGCGGGACCGGGGCGCTGGTCGTCAACGTCCTGCAGACCCAGGGAAGCGGCACATTCACCGACTGGACGATCACCTTTTCCGCGCCGATACGGCCGTGGGAGATGGTGAGCAACCTGAAGATCGTCGTCAATGCCGCAGCGAACAAGCTGGATATCTTCACGATGTCCGGTGGAGCCGCGCCGGATGCGAGCAATCTCGTTTCCATCGGCATCCCGGATGGAAACGGCATCGCCGTGCGGCAGCGTGCCGCGGCCTACCTCTCCGGCACGTCTCAGATCGTCCTGGCCGACGCCGCGAACTATTGGAACAAGGGCAGCCTCGATGCTGAAATCAAGACCGCGTGGCTCTATGCGATTTGGGACGGCACGGGGATCGTGTGGGCGCTGGCGGGGTATTCCGGGTTCACGGTAGTTCCTACGACGACCACCCCAGGAGATGACGATTATTTCTTGCTGGAGGATGGCTCGACCTATGCCCGCGATGCCGGGCAGTACTGCGTCGCCGTCGCCAAAATCCGATATCAGTACGACACCGCCGACAACCCGGATCATACGATCCAGGCGACCGGCGAAAATGCTCCGCAGGTTATTTGGAACCCGAAAAGTGATTATGCCCGCCGAATTGTGCTGGCATCGAATGTCGTATCTGCCGGCAACATTGCCACCGCGTCGCAGGTGTCGTGCGTGGCCAAGCAGTCAGGAAAATATGAGATTACAGCTCAGGTGCAAGGAGTGACCGGAGCGGGGGCGACCTACGGATATGTGAGCGGGGATATTAGGGTCGGCAGCGCGACATACGGGTCTGCGGTCACTAAGGGCAGTATGGCGGTGCCTACAGTGACGGCTGCAACGCAATATTGTGTCGGATATGCTCAAGCCCTGTGTTTTGCTAACGCGGGAGACACGATACATCTCGGCATCGGCATGGTCGCCGATGCCGGCAACAGAACAATCATTGGCAATTCCACCGGATCAACGAGCTTTCAATTTAGAAGAACTGATTAAAAGAACGGAGGAGACCCGAAAATGGATGAGCAGGTATTATGCGGATTGCTGGCCGATCGCATCCCCGCCGGGCAGTTTCGACTCAGAGGGCCTGATGTCCAGTGGACCTCTGCCGAGTATGACACCCCGGAAAACCGGGCAATCGTCGCCGATGTCGTCGCCAATTATGACGCGCTGGCCGCCGCCTATGTAGCGGAGCAGGCGGCCGCCGCTGCGGAAAATGAAATCAAGACCGCGTTGACCGCGATCGACCTGAAGTCTATCCGGTCGCTGCGTGAGTGGTTGGCGGCACAACCTGACGCCCCTCAGTTCATCCTCGACCATGAGGCTGCTGCGATCGCGGAAAGGGCAAAGCTCCCAAAATAGGAGGAAGCGGACAGTATTCCAGGGAGTGTCACCTCCCCAGAACAGGCGCTCGCCACGCCAGACGGGATGACCCGCTACCATCCGCTTGAAGGAAAAGTGCGAGATCTATAGCAGGGTCACTCCCGGAAATCAATCTGAGGAGGTTATGACGTGAACAGCTTTTTGGCCTATATGGGAGGAAAGTCTCTCTTGGCAAGGCGTATCGTGGCCAGGATCCCGAAACACAGTTGCTATTGCGAGGCATTCGCCGGCGCCGCGTGGATCCTCTTCAAGAAAGAGGAGTCCGAGGTCGAGATTATCAACGACATCAACACGGATCTCGTTACTCTGTACCGCGTGATCAAGTTGCACCTCGAGGAATTCATCCGATATCTGAAGTGGATCCTGGTGGCGAGGGATGAATTCGATCGCTTTAAGTTGGAGAACCCCGAGACGCTCACGGATATCCAGAAGGCCGTCAGATTCTATTACTTGCTGAAATCCGGTTATGCAGGACGCATCGACAACCCTTCGTTTTCGATCGCCGTGACATCGAAGCCCAGGTTGAACCTGCTGAGAGTCGAGGAGGAATTGTCCGCCGTCCATCTGCGCCTTTCCAGGGTTTATATCGAGAATAGACCCTATGAGGTTATCATTCCGCGCTTCGACAGGGCCGACACGTTCTTTTATGTCGACCCGCCGTACTACGGCTGCGAGGACTATTATGGGCGCGGGGTATTCAACCGGGAGGACTTTCGCCGCCTGCAGGCGATCCTGGCCGGGATAAACGGCAAATTCATGCTATCGATCAACGATGCCGGGGACATGAGGGCATTGTTCAAGGACTTCTATATTGAAGAGGTTGACACGGCCTACTCGGCCGGAGGGGGCAACAAAAAGAAGAGAGTTCGGGAGCTGCTTATTACCAACTATAAGACCAACTGAGTCGCGATCATATGGTCGGGCCAATAGGCAAATTCACCTGCCGATTCTTACCTATACTGGATCGGGCAGGATTTTTGCGCCCTGCGGTCCCGGACCCTCCATTTGTCACCGACTGCGTGATTTGTCACCGACTGCGTTTTCTTTTGTGACAAACTGCACTTTCCCTGACAACAGGCATCCAGGGCCAAGA